TAGTTTCGGCTTGGAATCTAATAGCCGCTTCAGCAAGTACCGTAGAATAAACGCCACAAGCTCCTTCCCAAGGGTCAGTACGTTCTTCATATTTAAACCCCAGTACGTCCAGACCTTTAACAAACGTGTCCGCCCAGTCTTTGCGGCTGTCCGTATCTGATTGCACTTGGCCCATAAGCTCGTCTGACAGCTCGTTAAGGTGGCTTTCGTCCAACACTTCTGCCAAATTCATACCAAACTCGGTAAAATCTGCTTCGGTGCCGGGAATTAAGGTTATCTCCATACCCCCATCGGATAGGGTTACAGCCTCTGGGTCTACAATTTCAATCTCCAGATCGGGCACTTCCATTTCTTCCATGTCGGAGATACTGTCGTCCAACCCAAGCGGGGCAGAATATAATCCTTTTTCGATAGCCATAACTTACCTCTTAATAATATCCGCCACTACGCCGCTTCCAGTACCGTTGCTCTTCTGGTTCGTCGGTGGGCAGTCTTATAAACCCACCTTGCCTGAAACGCATTAAGGCCATTACTGTCGAATCTACAAGGTCATCATTACTCATAAACGGGAATCCTGCAATCTCTTCGACAACTTCTTCTGCCCATCGTGTCTGCGGCACCCACACAAGCTCGGATGCAATTATGTCCGCTACAGAGTTAAGACGTGCTGTCTTGTCCCCTGATCCCCTGTGTGGGGTGTACTCTGATATAGGCAACCCCATACGCCGCATCTCTTGATACAGGGCCACCCCAGAACTTTTCTTCTCCACTATGAACGAATCCGGTTCCCAGTCCATGTATTCGTCCATGGCAAGCTGCTTAAGCTCTGGAAACTCCATACGCTGTTTTATGCTATTTAACAATATAATATTGTACGCAGAGGTATCTTCGTTCAAGAAAACACCCCATGTAGTAAGCGCTGTATAGTCTGCGCGGTTATGTTTCTCGGCTGCGGCATCCAACGACATGATAACATATTCACAGGTAGGAGGCCGCTCGGAAGTCCATTCCTGCCACCATTCTCGCTTGACGATGGCGGCTTCTTCCGCGGTGGGTTGTTGCTGATACTGGGCGTTCCACTGGAACGTAGGCATCGACGCTTTGGTACGTAGTAGCGCCTCTAGGTCAAAGAACTCAGGCCACAGCGGTTTCTGCACCTCTTTCTTTGTTTTCTTATTCATAACCTCCAATATTGCAGGAAACTCTACAACCTCATACTGGTCAGAACGTTCGTTCTGGGTCATATCCCGTACAACACGCCCTGTAAGATCATCCATGTGCCAACGCGTTTGAATAATCGCTACCCGACCTCCCGGCATAAGACGAGTACGGGCACCGAACGTGAACCATTCATAGGCTTTTTCAAACACGTCGAAGTTTCCGTTGATAACGTCTTGTTCAGAATGGGGATCGTCAACGAGCAGGAGGTCAGCGCCCCGACCAGCAAGAGCAGACCCAATACCACACGCATAATACTCGCCCCCTACATTTGTATTCCAACGTCCTGCTGACTTACTATCCTGTGCCAGTTGGACTGTAGGAAATATAGAACGATATTGATCTGTAGCGATCAAGTTACGCACTTTACGTCCAAAATCCACCGCTAAGTCCGTGGTATGAGATACCATCATAACTTTTTTGCCCGGATTTCTGCCTAAAAACCACGCTGGGTAGAATATAGAAACAAGCTGAGACTTACCGTGTCTAGGGGGTATATTTACGCAAACACGGTCTTTCTCCCCGCGTTCAATACCCATTAACATGTTAGCCAATATACGATGGTGTTTGCCCACAATAAAATCAGGCATCATCAACTTACAAAACTCTATTAGGTCGTCATACGCAGATGAATTTATCGCACGATTGTGCAATTCATCCACCATACGGTCAATTTCTGCTACTTCTTCTGGACTAAACGCGTCTAAATTAGCCAACATAGCCTCAATATCGGCCTCGTCGAAGTCTAACGCTTCAGTCATCGTCGTCGAACCCAAATTCTTCGTCAGTGTCGAGCATTTGCGCTTCAATAACAGTAGCGTCTTCTATTTCTGGCGGTGGGTTTACCAGTTTTGCAAGTTTACCACGTAGTTTTTCTTTAATGTCATCGGTTGTTTGGTGTGTGATCGTCACTTCAGACTTCTCAGTGAACAACCCTACGTCAGATATCTTACCTAGAAGCTCCAATGCACGCATACGTACCCTTGGATCAGGGTTTTCGGACTCGATGACCAGTTTGTTAGTCACCAGATTACGTAATTGCTTCGATGATTCCACTACAGAATGGTTAAATTCTTCTATAATACCCTGTGTCAGGCGCACAGATGCAGGTGTTAGCACCGCGGCGCGCTTGTGGGTAACTTTTTTAGACGTTTTATCAGGGTCTTGGGCATATGCGGTGGCTAAAGTGGCCGCAACTTCCTTGTCTACCTCTGTAGGTTCAAGGTTTGCGCCGTATTTTTCTAATTCGTCAACGGTTTTGTCCAGTGCGGCTGCACGCTCCGGTAGAGGTATTTGGTTTACCTCATCTTCTAGGGGTATCCCTAGCTCTGGGGTGACATTCAGTGTCATAATACGTCGCAGGTTGTTAACCGATAACGTAATAATAGGTTACAAAAAATTTTTTGACAAGGGTTTTGGAAAAAGGGGTGGGGGGTTTTCAAAAATGTGCCGCAAATTCGTCTGTAATAGTATGTATATGTGTATGTGGAGTCCCATAGAACAGCGCGGGGGGTGGTAGGGGGGTGGTGCTGCGCTATAGCCTATTTAGGGATGTCCCTAAATGACATTTGATAACATTCAGTGCTATCCGGTGCGGTTCTATCTATTGTGTAACACGTTACACCATGGCATAAATGTTTTATCGGGACAGCGAAACAATGGGTTTCGCGCCGTATATCTTGAAAGGATATAAAATGTCTAATGTTCTTAATAATGTACTTGCTCTGGCCGCAATCAAGGACGCTTGGTATGCCAAGTTAAATGGTGAGACTAAGTTTGAAACGCACGTTGACAGTGTGTCAAAGCATATGCGATGGACAGACGCCGTTGCGCCTACCAAGAATAACCTTGAAAGCGGCAAGTCAACGGCAACCAAAGAGGGTTATGATGAGTTAAAAGTATTGTTTGGTGAAATCCTTAAAACCAAGAAACGTGCCCATGAAAGCACCGACATTGGTTCTACTATAACCGATCTTAAAAACGCCTTGATGCGCCGACAAGCACCAAAACTATTTGCTGATACTGGCGGCAAGTTAAACAAGATCACGCAAGTGACAAACGGTAAGGCTGAAGTCAAAGATGCCAAAAAACTAACGCCGATCCAAATGCGCGACCAGCTCATAAACAATCTTAAGAATTGGGTTGAAAAGAATGAGGTTGAGTTAGGCAAAAATTACAAGCCCACACGCAAAGCGGTTTTGACAGTTTTCGAGACACTGTCAATCAAGCGCTAACATCTTAGGGGCAGGCATCGTCTGCCCCAATTAACCTTGGAGGAAATCAAATGACTAGACTGGAAACGCTACACGCACAACTAGAATATTCTGTTCAATTCTTTGGTGGTAAAACTACCATAACACAAAATGATCTGGACATAATTCAAGAGGCAATTTGCGCGGTAAACAATAACCAAGCAACACCGGACCCATGGCAACCAATTGGCGGTGTTGTCGGCAAGATAGTCGATAAAGCAAAACATAACCGAGATGTCCGCCAAATGGCACAATGGGCAGGCTATGAAGACGACGACATAGAAGACTACTTCTTGTAACATCTCAGGGGAAGCCGAAAGGTTTCCCCATTTTTTTATGCCTATTGATACCAGTATCCCAGTAGCGTTACGCGTCACCACAGATTGATACCAGTATCCCAGTAGCGCCACGCATCGCCATAGAATGTTATGTGACGTTGGGGTTAGCGCATAGCCCCCCACGTTTAGGGAGTTCCCTAAATGATTTGATACCAGTATCCCAGTAGCGCCTCGCGTCATGCAAATGCTAAGTCATTGAAAACAAACGAATGTTCCGTATGTTCCGTCCATGTTCCGTAGCATATGGCAGTTAAGTGCTTGAAAATAAACAAATGTTCCGTTGTTCCGTTTTTAGAAGAGTATATATATAGATTTTATTGGGAGGGGTAAGAAGGGGTCGTGGGCGTAAAAACCACTTCATAAATCTAGAC